TGGACTGAGGGTAGTGTAAATCCTAGACTTTGGGGATATAAACCACCTCAATCTAAGAAGAGAAAGTGATTTTAAAGGTACTGGAAGATCTTTCCGGTACTATTTTGTTTATATGTAATTTTATAAATAACTAAAAAAAGAAAAAGATGAAATCATTTAATCAGTTTCTAAATGAATGCTATTTGAGTGAAGAGGAGGTGCAAGGTAGATTACTTACAAATAGGGGAACTGCTCAGAATTTTAGAAATCCTAAAAGAATTCCATTTACTGGAACTGATCCTACACCAACACCAGCATCCAGAAGATTACCTGCCGGATCTCCTGAAGGGCCAAGAACATCTCCTGGACAAATGGAGATTCCAGAACCAAAAACAACTAAAGTACCTGGATCTAAAGTGAGGGGTGAAACTGGAAAAGGTGGTGCATTGGCATTACGACCAAAATCTTCTAGTGCATTAACAACAACACCAAAATCTGGTGCATTGGCAACCACATCAAAATCTTCCAATGCATTAGCAACAATACCAAAATCTGGTAATCTTGCAAACAAATCTTCATCATCAGTTGTGGATACATCAGTTAAACCAGTAGATGTGAAAGTTCTCAATGAACCTAAGGGTAAATTGCCCTCTGGTAGTAAACCAAAAGCACTTCCTTCAGGCGCCTCTTCTGTTCCTAGTGGTTCAAAAGCACCAAAAGCACCAAACGTTTCTGGAAAATTTGCAAAGGTTGGTAGACTTTTAGGACCTGCATCGGCAGCATTAGATACTGTAACTTCTACTGCTGATGAAAGATCAAAAGGATCTGGTTGGGCAAGATCACTCGCTAAAGGTGCTACTGTTGCTGCTGGAGGTTTATTAGGTGGAACTGCTGGTGCGATTGGTGGTGGTGGTGTTCTAAGTGCCGCCACAGGAACTGCTGGTGCTCTTGCTGGCGGTGCGGCCGCAGAAAAGGCATTTGATGTTGCTGCTGGTGCAAATGCAAAACAAAGAAAGCAAATTGCAACTGCTAATCGTAAAAGTCAATCGGGTGGAGCAATCAAAGGTGTTGGTGGTCCTACCAGTTTTGATACCAAAAATAATACTATTACGAGCGGTGGAAAAACTGCTCAGTTAGGTAAGACTTCTGTTGTTACTAATCCTAAAACTGGTAAACAAGAAGTTGGTAATCTTGCATATAAAGATGGTAAGGCAGTTTATAAGAGATCGGATACTAAGAGTCTGGCGCAGACATCCTCCAATCCATTAGAAAGAATTGGTAGAACAATGTTTGCTGGTGCATATAAGAAATCTGATGCTGCGAATGCTGCCGCAAAACTTAATCAGGCACGACAGTCTGATTCTGCCCGCAATAAGGCACTTGGAGTGAAAATGCTTCCCGGCAAATAAGATATGTTACTGAGGAGGGTTGACACCCTCCTTTTTTTTATGTAAAATGTATCGAGAGTATTCAACTATCAAATGAATAAAGACAAACTAAAACTCCTTGTTCGTAATCTAGAACTTCTTGTAGATTCTTTGAAGGCGGAAGTTTATTCTGATGTTTCTTCATATCGATATGAAGAAATTGCACATAAGAACTTAGATTATGATGAAATTTTCGAGGATGATGATGACTGATAGAGCAAAAAAATTAATTAAATTATTGGAGAGATTGGTAAAACAAGAACACTTGTATTCTGATTCTCAACTCAAAGAAATGAAATCGCAACTGAGACTTGCCAAAGAAGAACTAACAAAACTTGAAGCACAAACATCAAAGGGATTTAAATGAACCAAATCGTAAAACTTATTCAAGTAACTCCTGATGCAGAAAGGCATATTGCTTATTGTGCTCGTGTAAGTAATCCAAAAAATCAAGAGAATGATTCTTTTGAAGGATTGCTTAAATATTGTATCAAGAATCAACACTGGAGCATCTTTGAACATGCATTCCTTACAGTTGAGATTAATACCTCGCTTGCAATTGCTACGCAAATCCTCAGGCATAGGAGTTTTACTTTTCAGCAATTCAGTCAGAGGTATGCCGATAGTACAGAACTTCAACTTGAAATTCCTATACCTGATTTGCGGAGACAAGATACAAAAAATAGACAAAATAGTACAGATGATCTTGGAAGTGATCTAAAAGAAACTATGAGTTTGATGATCAAAAAGCATTTTGAAGAGAGTTTGAATATTTACAATCTTCTTCTTGCTCAGGGTGTTGCCAAAGAATGTGCTCGTTTCGTGCTTCCACAAGCGACTATGACACGTCTTTATATGAGTGGGAGTATTCGCTCCTGGATTCATTATATCGACCTTAGAGCGGGGCACGGAACTCAATCCGAGCACATGGAGATTGCAAATCTTTGTAAGAATATATTTGTAGAGCAATTTCCAACTATTTCATCTGCTCTTGAATGGATGCAATAAATAATCATATACATTATTTTGACAAATGGCAATTTATCCGATCAGGCATATAGAAACAGGTGAGACGAAAGTGATTGAAATGAGCGTTCATGATATCACGCAGTGGTATAACGACAATCCTGAATGGTCAAGAGATTGGAGTCAGGGATGTGCGACTCCAGGAGAGGTTGGAGATTGGCGAAATAAGTTGATCTCTAAGCATCCCTCATGGAATACTGTTTTAGATAATGCAAGTAAAGCACCTAAATCCACAGTCAAAAAAATCTAACATGTCAAGAAGAAAAAGGGCTAATGATCCGCAACCTGGTGGAGATATTGCATCCCGTCAGACAAAACGAAAAAAAGCACTTGGAAATGACTATTTACTAGATATTGAACCAAAAACTGAGAATCAAGAAAAATTTTTTGATGCATATGCTGAAGGTAAACATTTAGTTGCCTATGGATGTGCAGGAACCGGCAAAACTTTCATAACACTCTATAATGCTCTTCGTGAAGTTCTTGATGAAAGAACACCTTATGAAAAAATATATCTGGTTCGTTCTTTAGTTGCCACCAGAGAAATTGGTTTCCTTCCCGGTTCTTATGATGACAAATCTGACATTTATCAGATTCCTTATAAGAATATGGTGAAGTATATGTTTCAGATGCCTTCCGATGTTGATTTTGAGATGCTCTATGGTAATCTTAAATCTCAGGAAACTATTAAGTTCTGGAGCACCTCATTCTTAAGAGGCACCACACTTGATAACTCGATTGTGATTGTAGATGAATTTCAAAACTGTACGGCACATGAGTTGGATTCAATTATTACCCGTGTTGGTGAGAACTCTAAGATTATGTTTTGTGGAGATGCTACTCAGTCCGATCTACAGAAGACTAATGAACGCAATGGAATTATTGATTTCATAAGCATCTTGCGTAAAATGCCATCTATTGATATAATAGAGTTTGGTGTTGATGATATTGTTCGTTCTGGACTTGTCAAAGAATACATCATTGCGAAAATTGAAGCAGGATTTTAATGTTCAATCATGTTGATTTGACTCTCCCAAAACTTGAACGGGAGACTATAGATGGTATTCGATACTATAAAGTTCCTGATGAAGATGAGATTCTAAAACTTTTTTCCATCACTTCTGTTACAAGTCATTTCAATAAAGAAATATTTGTGAAGTGGCGGAAGAAAGTTGGTGATGAGGAAGCAGACCGTATCACAAAACTTGCAACAAGTCGTGGTACGGATATGCATACTCTTACTGAGTATTTTCTGAAAAATGAAGATCTTCCTACGGACATTCTTCCAATCTCAGAGTTTCTGTTTAATATTGCAAAATCAACTCTCAAGAATATAAATAATATCTATTCTCTTGAAGGTTCCCTATATAGTAAGCAATTAGGTATTGCTGGTACAGTTGATTGTATTGCCGAATATAATGGCGAATTAGCGATCATTGACTTCAAGACTTCCAAAAAACCAAAACCACGCGAGTGGATTGATCATTATTTTGTTCAGTGCTGTGCTTATGCGGCCATGCTTTATGAACTGACTGAGATACCAGTCAAAAAATTTGTTATCATCATGTCATGTGAAAATGGAGAATGTGTAGTTTATGAAGAATACGACAAAGCAAAGTACCTTAAATTGCTCGTCCAATATATTAGAAAATTTGTTGGAGATAAACTTGAGCATTATGGAACCAAATAAAGAATTAGAACAAGCAATAGAGGATAAGTTTCTGACTCCCTCCAAGTTTTCTTTAGAAGTGGAAAAAATTGTTGCAGAAGAAAATATGAACTATATTGATGCCATTTGTCATTATTGTGAAATTAATGGTATTGAAGTTGATTCTATTACTAAACTTATATCTAAACCTCTTAAAGAGCGATTGAAATATGATGCTATTAATTTAAATTTCATGAAGAAAACTTCGAGAGCAAAACTTCCCCTATGAGTCCTTTTGAGACCTATCAACATTATCTTTCTCTCAAAAGTCATTTCACGAATCCAAAATATGATTTCTTTAAGTATGGTGGAAAGTCCAGAGCAACTCTGACTTCTTTTAACAAACGCAAAGATAAATATTTTTTCGAGAAATCTTCAAGGAAATATTCTGATAAGGAAATTGTTGATTTTCTTGTATCAAATTTTGTTGCCACAGATAACCCACAAAACATATGGATTGGAGAAATCATAAATTCTGGAGAAAAAACATACGTCGAGTGGATGAAACGACAGCAGAGTTTGACTTACTTGTTCAAAGAACAATCGGAAGAATTGTTCTCGGAAATAAAATTAGAAGATGCATTCAATTGTTCGAAAGGTCATCCACCAATTCTAAAAAAATTCCTGAGTGGGAAGATTGGTATTGAAACTCTGGTGATTTATGATATAATCTTTATGTTCGGGAATGTGTTTGATAAGAAACTACTAGACCCAGTTTGGGAAAC